GGGTAGTTGGGTTCTTACTGATGATGGTCAGGTATGCAAAATCCTAAAGAAAGGCACATTTAAGTCACATTCAGGCAGGAAAGCATCAGAATACGTAAGGACACTACTGGGTATGGTACTTCTTTCTGCTAAATCAAATCTTAAAGGCAAACCTGTACGCAATATCTACTCATTCAAGGGCGATACATACTCTGACAAGGCTAGGATTAATAGGAAAGAGCCTACAAAGCATGAAATTGTCTTTGCAAAGTATGTTGCAAGGGGATTACCGCCCGAAGAAGCCTACTTGCGTGCATTTCCTACGAATAATGTAGGGTATGCAAAGAATTTCTCCAGCAGGCTCATAAAAACAGAAAGGATGTTGAAGTTGATATCAGAAGAAATGCAGGAAGTACTTGATGAAGCAGGTATAAAGCCTAGTTATCTTGTAGAAAGTACCAAAAAGGTTATAGATAAGGACAAAGCACGTGATTCAGACAAACTCAGGGCTATAGAGACACTCATGAAGTTATGTGGTATGTTCCCAGGAGAGAAGAAGACTGAGTCTTTGACTGTGTTCCAGGGTTTTTCAAACGAACAGTTGGAACAATTGCGCTCTACTGAGGTAAAAGCGCTTGCTCATGCTGATAAACAGATAGAAGGGAAGTAATCATGCCGTATGGGATAAGAGAAAGCGGCAGTAAGTTTAATGTAGTGAACAAAGATACTGGAAAAGTTAAAGGTATGCACAGTTCCCATACATCTGCAGAGAAACAGAGAAGACTTCTTGAATGTATTAAGAATGTAATGAAGAAGGTAAAGATTGTACTGCCTTATAGAGTTTTGAAGAGTAATACCAATATAACACCCATACCTGAGTGGACTATTGATGAAAAGTATAGACCTACCAGCAGACAAAGATGAGGTACTAAGCAAGTCATTTAACGACTTGCTGTATTTCGGAAGGGCATTCCTGCCTAATGATTTCCTTAATAAGAGTATGTCTCCATCATTTCACTACGAAATATCTAAAAAGCTTATATCTACAGAGCCAGGCGCAAGGATATGTAATATCCTACCAAGAGGCTTTGGCAAGTCAATCTTAGCAAAAGCAGCAATTATGCACAAAATATGCTTCTCATCAAAGGATGAGCGCAATTTCATAGCATGGGTGGCTGAGGAGCAGGGACAGGCAGTAGACCATCTCAAGTATATACGCACACATCTTGAGTATAATGAGATGATACGCTACTATTTTGGCACATTGGCAGGTGATGCAGTAGGAAACAGGTGGACTGAGAAAGATATCGTTACATCTAAGGGAGATAGGATTATTGCTAAAGGTACAACCCAGAGACTGAGAGGGCGTGCTGAGATAGACGTTAGGTACACTGGAATCATTCTTGATGACTTTGAGTCTGAATTGAATACGAAAACACCTGAAAGGCGCAGTGAGATTAAGAAATGGGTAGTATCTACAGTTTTCCCTGCACTTGAAGAGACTCCTGGCAATGAAGGTTGGATATGGCTTAGCGGTACAATTGTGCATTATGATAGCTTTCTTCAGATGATTGTTGATGGTTCTAAAGAAGCAAAGAAGAGTGAGAGGGATTATCCATGGGATGTTACGTTTTACAGGGCTGTAGAGGATGGAAAGCCATTATGGAAGGACCAGTTCTCATTAGAGAAGCTTGAAAGGAAAAAGGCAGAGTTTACAGAAGCAGGCTTGATTAACAAGTATGCGCAGGAGTATATGAATGATGCGCGCGATATATCATCAGCTTCCTTCAAAATAGACAGAATACAGTATTATAGCGGAACTTTTGATTCAAAAAACAAGTTTACATATCTCATAAAGAATGATGAGGCTATTCCAATCAATGTATACCTTGGTGTTGACATTGCAGCAACCGCTACTGAAACATCTGACTATCAGGTTATCGTTGCCATGGGCATTGATTCAGACAATAATAGGTACGTTCTTGAGTACTTCCGTGAAAGAATACCAACATTTGATGTTCCTGAGAAGATTATTGCAATGGCTAAGAAATATTCTCCTGTCAGGCGGGTTACGATTGAGACTGTTGCTGCACAGGAGATGGTAAGAGATATGGTTACACGTATGGCAATTCAGGACAGAAGGCTGATTCCAGGTATATTTAAGGGTATTAAGCCTCCAGCAGGCATAAAGAAGGCTGACAGGCTTGAAACATCATTAGGACCTATAGTGAATACGAAGAAGCTTTACATCAAAAGAGAGATGACAGAGATAGTGGATGAGTTCTTTGAGCATCCAGTTCCAAGGCATGATGATATACTTGATGCCCTTTACTATGCAGACTACTATGCAAGGGCTCCTAGGAGTTCAGCAGTTGATATGGAAGTATACGGAAAGGATGAAGAAAAGAAAGGAACTGTGAAAAAGTACTATAATTGGCTTACTGGTGCAAAAATATAATTTTTATGTTGTATATTGTATATAAGTTTTGTAGGATGAATGTGAAAATTTATGATTGATAAAGACCCTAGAGCCGAACTGAGTCAGGAGTTATACCGAAAGTGGCGTGATGCTCGTGCTGACTGGGATACAAATGCAAGGAACGATATAGACTTCTATCTTGGTAATCACTTTACTAAAGAGGAAGCAGATGAGCTTCAGTCAAGGAATCAGGCAGATGTGCCTATGGATAGGATTTCACCTGCTATTGAGAAGTTTAAGGCGTTCCTGACATCTAAACCCCCAGTATTCACAACAGCTCCAAGAGAAGACTCTGATGCTAAGATGGCTAAAGTATGGCAGACGATACTTGGATATGTGTGGGATATGTCTGATGGAGATGCCCAGATGAAATCTGCGCTCCATGACTATGCTGTAACAGGACTTGGCTACTTATATGTGTATTTGGACAGGGAATCAGATTTTGGTAGGGGCGACATAAAGTTCACTCATGTAAATCCCTTCCGTGTGTATGTTCCTCCATCATCCAGAGATAGATGGTTCGGTGATGCTGAAAGCATCATTCTCTCTACTATCCTTACTGGTGAGCAGGTTGTCGCCCTATACCCTGAATTAGGTCCTCAAGTAGATGAAGAGACAGGTGAAATGACCCCTGGTCTCATTGAAGAGTTGGAAGGATACAGCGAAGAGGACTACCCTGAAGCACAGAATAAGATTACTCAACAGGTATTTACACCTGCTGAGGTTAAAGATTTAGATTCAAGTACAACAAAGTATCAGGTACTTGAAAGGTTTTATAAGACACAGGTTCCATTTTACAGGATTACAGTTGGAAAGCCTAATGGACAGATGCCACAGGAGCTGGTCCTGTCTGAGAATGAGTTCCAGATGTATCTTCAGGACAATCCTGGAGTATTTGAGAATGGACAGGCACAGTTTGAACAGATAGCACAAACAAGGATTGGTGTTACATCAAGCCTTGGACAGATTGTACTAGAAGAGTATGTACTGAATATTAAGGACTATCCTCTTGTAGCTCTTCCGAATAACTGGTCTGAGACTCCATACTCAACATCTGACGTATCAAGGGCAAGACCTATGCAGAGACTGCTTAATAAGCTATGGTCTCTTGCACTATCTCATGCACAGGCATCAGCTGGACTGAAGCTTCTTGTTCCTGTGGGTTCTGCAATACAGGGACTTGACAGGCTTGAGCAGGATTGGGCTAACCCGAATGCTGTTATTGAGATAGATACAAGTCAGGGTGAGCCTCATTACCCAGCTCCAGTACCTCTTGCATCTGAATTTTATAAGCTTATACAGCAGTGTGAGCACTATATTGACTTCCTATTTGGAATCCCTGAGATGATGCATGGTTTTTCACAGCAGGCACCTGAAACAATGAAGGGTACTGAGAGAATGATAGCTCTTGGTTCTGAGAGACCTAAGTCAAAGATGAGAGATGTTGAGTTCAGTATTACAAAATTAGGTCGTGTTATCTACGGTCTTGCAAAGAATCACTATACATACCAGAAAATGTTCAGACTTGTTCAGCCTAACAATGATATATCTGAGGTAACAGTAAACTTATACGATGATACTGTAGGAACAATTACTGATATTAAGCGTGACAGGAACAATATTTGGCAGCACGATGTAAGAATTGTGCCAGGGTCTACACTTCCATCTTCCAAATGGGCAGAGTTTGGTGTATATTTGGAGGCGTATAAATTAGGATTGATTGATAGGGTAGAGGTTATTAAGAAGAATCCAGAATTATTTGATAAGGCTGGTATACTCCAGCGAATGAGTGAAATCTCTCAGTTGCAGCAACAGTTAGATGGTGCTCAACAACAGATTAAAAAATTGCAGGGAGACCTGCAGACATCAGAGAGGGAGTCTGTACATAGCAAGAAGCAGGTTGAGGTTGGTAAATTCAAATCTCGTCTTCATGATATACTATCAGACGCTAAAGCTGATAACAAAGTAAAGGTCAACAAACTAGCTAACATGGTGCAGCTTGAATCAGAGAGATTGCGTGGCGCAGAAAAAGAGATTGAATCCGAAATGAGACAAGAGGTTCAGCCCTTCGGTACGCCTACCAGTCTACCCCCTGAGTTTGAGACATCGTAGAAGGAGATTATATGACAACAGCAGAGGCAAAATCCACCGAAGACTATATTGCTGATAGCAGTGGTGGTAATGCAGGTGAACAAGTGTTTGAACAGGAAGCAGGTACCCAGGAGCAGAGTCAGGGATTTGAAGATATTCCAGTTGTTGATGATGCAGGGAGTGAATCAGTACCAGTAGATTGGCAGGACGAAGCAAAAAAATGGCAGTCTATGTACGATAAGTCACAGGCTGATAAGAATAAACTTGAAGGTGCTGTACAACAGTACGTTAAGTCTACCGAATCAGCTGGTACCCAGAATGCTCAAGCCAATAGTAAACCAGCATTAACTGAAGAAGAGTTTAACCCTTGGGATGCGTACTATAAGCCAGAATCTAAGTCTTACCAATTTCGTGCAGAGCAGGAAAATAGTAGGATTGATAAGGCTGTAGGAACGCAAATGCAGCAATTACAGGAACAGGTAGTGGTACAGAATACAGTCAGTGAACTGAAGAATACGCATAATATGAATCCTAACGAGATTCGCGAATTCCTTGGCTTTGTCCAGCAGCCTAAAGAGGCAGTGCCTCTTGAATCTCTGGTAAAGTTATGGCGCGATAACGGTGGTATTCCTACTAATGCAGCTCCTCAGACTTCAACTGAAGTAGCACGAACTGTTCAGGCTTCCGCACCTCGTAGTGCAGGTGTCCTTAGCGGACAACCCACAGCTCAACCTAAGAACGAACAGGAAAAGATGTGGGATAGCATTGTGAAGGCTGGAAGCAGAAGTAATGTATTGTAAATAATAACTAAGGAGAAACAAAAATGGCTAGTTATAATACTGGGCAAAC